ACCTTTCTAACATCAGTAAGCAAGTATGGGATTTAGTTAAGTATTTATGAATATTGTCTTTATATAGTGCTGAGAGCTACGAGAATAGCCCTATTTTCGTTTGTTTTAGGTGTGATGATAATTTGTACCACTAATCTATAAAATCGCTTAGAGAGCGTTTTAGGGGGTTATTTTGTTAAAGAGTTTTCGATGCGCTCTAGGTCGCTTAGAAAGTCTAGTAAAGTATCTAAGATATTCTCTATATCAGAGGAATAAGAGCCTGGTTTAACTATCTCATATTGTGATAAACGGCTACAGATATGCTCTACAAATTCTATAGCTATTAAGGTATCAGTCTTTATTTTTTTAATCTCTTCAATATCTTTTAAGAAATCAAGATTTTTTTGAGAGTTGGGGGAACTCCTTGAGTCAAATACTTTTTGTTCATCTTGATAACCTAATAGATAACCAACAGGGACATCAAAAAAAGTTGCTAAATAAATCCATACTTTCCCATTTCTAGGAGAGCGTTTGCCATTTTCATAATAAGAAAGTTGGCTGTCGCTTACTGTAATTCCATAAAGTTCATCAAGTTTTTGACTTAGTTTCTTTAGTGATATACCGTTCTGTTTCCTAAGTTCTTTCAGTCTATTACCCATTTTCTAACTACCTTTCAAAAATGATTATAACACAAAATAGCAACAATGGGCAAAAAAATTATCAAAATGATAATAAAAATACTTGACATTATCAAAAAGATAGTATAAACTTAATTTACTATCAAAATGATAGTGAATAAATTGAGGAGGTGCCTTATGCTAATCAGTGTAGAAATAGCTGAGAAAATACGAGCAAAGAGGGGAAAACTAGATTTGACTAAGAGTCAGACAGCCCAAGCTCTAGGGATTGCCAGGACAACATTGAGTAAAGTTGAGACTGGTAACTATAACGCTCCTAAGCGTATCTATGAGGCAGTCATGAACTGGCTAGTAGAAGATTTATAAGATTTCTTGCTACCTTTCACTAAAAGAAATCTGAGCAACAAAAAAAGCCTAAACAGTCGGCAAACTAGCAAGGCTTTTCACTTAAACAACTAAAACCAAAAAAGCAAGTATGGGATTTAGTTAGGTATTTATTTAATTATATCACAAAATAGTGATTTGTGCCCAAACGAGAGAGCGCTAACTCTTTAAACTGGTTCTTATTCATGCTTTCAATTTGGCGACTCAGAGCATGAATAAGAGTGATAGGAAAGGCATTAAAAAGGTGCCATGACTTTTTCCCAATTTTGGAAGAAAGTCCTGGAGCAACTATACAAATAAATCATAATTGAGGTAAAGACATGAGTACAATTATATCAGAAAACAGTATTTTTACTGTTAAGAAGTCAGACTATACCCCTGAACAGTGGGAAAGAATGCAAAAACGAAACGAGAGCGAAGAAAGAGCCAAGGCTCAGCTTTCTCAACTTTACGGGAAACATGTAGCGAACATGATTTTATTTAACGTTATGGCTAGTTATAAGAAAACTTTTAAAAGGTTTGCAGATACCTATGAGGAGGCTTGTGATGGCTTAGGTATTCTTGTTGTTGATGACATCATCTATAGAGCAGTCAACGGTTTACCAGCGAGAGGGGTAGAGCATAGATTGGAGGTAGTGTCATGAATGAACTAGATATAACCAATACACAGGCAATCATTCTACTTTTAGCTATCGGCTTATTATTTCTTTGTTTAAAGCGAATAGAGAGCCATAAACGTGACCTTTTAAAGCAGTCAACAGAAACACCTAGTAAGGGTTTAAATCCTTGCTATGGGCGTTATATTCAGCTTGCAGGCGAGAAATACAATTAGAAAGGGGTGTAATATGCAACTATTATCAAGAGAGGCAGAGCTTGAGCTATTGGAAAAAGTGGGAGACCACTTAGAGAAAAGGCTTGAGCTTGAGCAACAGCACAATGACGGATGGGATTTAATTTCTAGGGCTGATTTACTAGCTAAACTAGGAATTAGTGGGACTACGTTGAATAATTGGGAAAAACATGGTTTAAAGCCGTATCAATCGCCTTTTGAAAACAGCAAGAAAATTTATTATCGCAAAAGTGATATATACAACTTTCTTGCAGTAGACTAGGGGGTAAGCGTGGGAAATAGAAGAATGATAAGCAAGACGATAACCCAAACTCAGAGATTTTTAATGTTACCACTAGAGGCGCAGGCTCTATACTTTCACTTAATTCAAAACTCAGATGATGATGGGATAGTAGAGGCTTTTCCTGTTGTTAGGATGATAGGAGTTAGTGAGGATAATCTGAGATTGCTAATAATCAAGGATTTTATAAGACCTCTAAATGATGAGATGGTTTATTTTATTGTGGATTTTCATGAACAAAATACAGTTAGAAAAGATAGATATAGTCCTAGTATCTATAAGCATTTATTAGAAAAACCACCTGAAGAATTTACTGGTTTACCAAGTGACAACCAAGAGGAAACCGTAGGTTTACCCAATATAAGTCAATATAAGTCAAGTCAATATAAGTCAAGTCAGAAAGACGAGGACGAGGATGAAAATCCAATCTTTGAAAAATTGAAGTCTGCTTTTGGTCAAATGTCAGTCAATGGGACAATGATGGAAGAAGTGAGAGACCTACTAGAAATCCACGGTAAAGAGTTAGTTATCTATGCTCTTGAGGTAACTATCCTGAATGCTGGTAAGTCAATTAGGTATACCAGGTCAATTCTTTCAAATTGGCAGGGGCTAGGACTTAAAACAGTAGAGCAAGTTAAGCAACATGAGGAACAAAGGCAAAAGCTGAAACAGTTACCTAAACAAGCTGAGCCTATTAGCCGTGAGGAATGGCTAAAAACACGAACAGAGGAAAACCCATTTTAGGAGGTTAAAAATGAAATCATTACAATCTAGTTTAGGGAATGTTGAAATAATTGAGTTAGATGAATTGTGTCCTAAACATGGAGTACCACTATTGCAACCCAAAAAAGCACAAAGTGCAGTAGTGGGAAAGGACAGAAATGGGAAAGCCATCATGGAAGTCAGAAAAATCCCTCCTACTTGTCCAAAGTGTCAAGCCGAGGCAAATGAAAGACAGGATAGAGAGGTAGTAGATAAAACACTAAATGCTGAGACATATCTGAAAACCTACAATGTCCTTATGCGTGATAGTACAATGCCTAGAGAGCTAAAAGAGGCTAGCTTTGAGAATTTTATGGCTGAAACAGCCGAAGAAAAGCAACTACTGGAGTTTGCTAAAGGACAAGTGACTAAATACCTTGACGGTATGACAGGGAATACCCTTTTTACAGGCTCTACAGGTATAGGAAAAAGTCATTTAAGCGTTGCTATTGCTAAGGCTATAAACGAGGGCTACAAGGCCAAAGGAGAGCCTAAAAGTGTATTGTTTGTAAACCTAACAGAAATCCTTAGACGAGTTAGAGAGAGCTTTAGCTCTCCTACTAGCCTAGAGGGACACTACTCAAGAATATTAAAAGAGGTTGATTACCTGGTACTGGATGATTTAGGCATAAAATCAGATAGCCTTAACAATAAGGGTAAGTCTGCCTGGGAGGAAGAGTTTATCTTTGATATTCTCAGCAACAGAGAAAAAACCATCATCACTACAAACTTGAGTAGCTCAGAAATCGCTAGTATGTATAGCGACAGAGTGGCCAGCCGTGTCAGAACAGGCCTAGAGGGGAACTTTTTCAAGTCATTCACGATTAAAGATAAACGTTACTCAATTAGCAGCCTAAAAGATAAAGTCGCTCAAAACTATGCAGGCTAAAAAGTATGCACGGGGTGCACCTGCACCCTAAGAATGGCTATTACTCAAAAAAGAGTAACAGTTCAAAGATAAGTATACGCTAGATATAACGTTTGCTTTCCAAAAGTGGAACTCAAAAAGCTCAAAAATGAGCTAAAGTACACTAAAAAGGGTAGTAAAAAGCGTTGAATATTTTGAAATGTCAGTTATATCAACGCTTTAGGACTACTAAGATTACAACATTTACTTATCTTTCAAGCTATTAGTCATTTTTGCTTAACAGTTTTGTGACTCAAAAATGAGTAGCAAATAAAACTAATAACAGATTTACAGCGACCGAATACTTTTCGACATTTTTGTCGCTCAAAGGTAACCCTAAAATGGGATAGCTTACAACCGTAGCTCCGACTACACTTGTTTTAGCCTGGTTATAACTACAGGACAAACTATTTAATTTTTACAAGCGTTCAAATGGGTACACTTGTTGTAGTGTAGTTACAACTACAGGCCAATTACGGGTGTACCTGTAAGTACACCTGAACTAGAGGAGGTTTAATATGGCACTAAATGCAGAACAACTAAAAAATATGTTAGATAAAGGGTTTATTTTATTATCGAATAATGGTATAATTGAGTCAGCTAAGTTACCTGAGTTTGGCAGTCTTACTATCATAATGCAAGATGGGAGACCAGTTTACCAGGAAGTACTGGCCAAGACTAAATTTACTGCTGACTAGAAAACTAGAGGCATGATATAAGAGTTTAAACACTCTTTGTCATGTCTCTTTTTGTTTTAGTCATAGAAAGGAGGGGACTTTGGGAACAGGAGTAAGAGTAAAGGTAAATCTAAAAGGTATTGAGCGTAAAATAACACCTATGGGATTAGCGAGAGCCAAAGAGGCAGTTACTAATCAGATGGTTATGGACATGCACCGTTTTATACCTAGGCGATCTGGAGAACTAAGAGGAAACTTAACTAAGGCCAATGGGAGAATAGTCTATAATGCGCCGTATGCAAGAATGCAGTTTTACGGCAAGAAACGGAAAGGGTTCGTTTCAGATAAACAGCGTAAGTTTTTCTTTGCGAATAAAGAGGAACTACTAAAATATAAAAAAGCCCCAGGAACAGGACCGAGATGGGATAAAAAAGCTAGCGCTCTATATTCTAAGGACTGGGAACAAGTAGCTAAAAGAGCGCTAGAATTGAAATAAAGGAGAATTACCATGACACTACAACAAATAAAGGCGCAAATTGACAGCCTTGGAACTTATAAGCAACAAAAGATTGAGGCTTATGGAGCAATGCAAAAAGACCTTGCTGAGAAAGTCAAAAAAAAGCTTATGTATCAGTCTGAGGCTGAGCTACGCTTGGAGAACTTTAAGCAAGAGGCAGAGCAGCATTTGAATGCTGAGTATACAAACATTCTAGCTAAGCTGGACAGTATTGAAAAGACAGAGCTAGAAAAAATCAAGTCAGAGTATGAACCAGTGACGGCTGATACAGTCGCTGAGTTGAACTTGCTGAGCACTATGAAAGTATCAGAGAAAGAGTTAGTAGGCTACCTGGAGAAATACAAGCGCAACCCATTGGCCATTAAGAAACTGCATGAAATCGGAGAAACTAATAACATTGCTTTACCTAGCTATATTCTGAAAGAGGATAGATTAGCTGAACTATTAAAGCTATTCAAGCAGCATGCTGAGTTTTATCACGATACTCCGATTATTGATAGTCTAGGCTCTGCTAGTGACCTGGCTTTCACGCTAGTTTTAGCCTATGAAAACATGGATGAGGCCTTAAAAAAATATACTAATCATTTTGATACAGCTCTAGGGCTATATTAAGGCTTATAAAATCAGTTTAAAGTGTATCAGCGATAAAAAGCCTGGTACACTTTTTAGAACGGTTTACGGAGCGTTTAGAGCGTTCCAATGAAGTATAATTTCCGAAACGAACACGGTGAGAGGGTGCTAAATGGAGAGAGATGCTAGAGGGCGTTTTTTACCAGGTAATCAAGTTGCTAGAGGCAATCGAGGAAATAGACAACCGAAGTATGGAAACAATAATGCTATGAAACACGGTTTATATAATCGTTACACAGGCCTTTTACCTAGTAGAAGTGGCAGCCTTTCAATCTATAAAAATGGAGTGTATTTAGGCTCTTTGCGTAAGGAGTATTTTCACACTACAAATAAAGGCGAGATAATGATAGATGTAAAAGCAGTACAACGCCTAATAGATGTATATGGCTTGCCTGATAGTACTTTTGGAGAGCCTGAGTACGTTGAATACTATGAGTAGTGTCCATTATTGGACTTAACAAGGGAGGGACTGTAAATGAATGCTGCTGAAGTAAAGCTAAAGCTTGAGGGCGTGAAATGGATAAACAAGGAGATTAAAGGCTTATATTTGGAACTGGAGGCCCTGGAGAGTGGTATTATCAAAAAGCCAACACTAAGCCATAGCAAGGTGCAGACGAGCAGAGAGAATAAGGCAGAAAACAACCTTATAAGTGTTCTGAAACTAAAAGAGGATACGCTCCAAAGGATTGAGCGTTTTACAGAGGAAAGAATGAGAATATCTGAGCTAATCGATAAACTGGATAATCCGCTTGAGCGAACAGTTTTAAGGCTTTTTTACTTGAATGAGCTCGTTGCTTTGGAGGTAGCTGAAGAGATAGGAAAATCTGATGTAACAGTATATCGGATAAAGCAGGCAGCTATAGAACACTTAGCAGCTGTAGTAAATGCAGATTGATTATAACTATGAAAAAGTATAAGGTTAGTATAAGGTTGTGTACTTTAAAACCCTAAGATTACCCTAAGGTATTGATATTTTTTAGAGTCGTAGAATGTAAAGGTTTTGGCAAGGTATAGCTACTTTTTAGAACCAAAGAACGGTAAGGTTTTGGTAAGGTATCGAAGTTTTACAATAGCAAGGTTTTAGCAAGGTATCGAACTTTTCCAATGGTGAGGTTTTGGTGAGGTACAGGAGTTTTCCCAGGGTGAGGTAAGGGTGAGGTAGTGTATTTAAAAATACTAAGGTTTTACAAAGGTAGCATAGTTCAAAAAGGCTAAGATTAGGCTAAGGTACAGGAGTTGTGGTAAAATTAAGGAGAACAATGACTGTAAAGTAAAGAGCTTGAATTAAGGGTAGGAGATATGCAATGAAACTCTGGGAATTTAACCGTACATATGTAGTTATTACTCTAAAAAATGGAGTGATAGTTAGAGGTTTTGTAGAGGATTATTGTGACGCCTCTGATAATGCAGAGGAGATGGACTCCTTGCTTGTAGATGTTGATGGAACTCCTAGAGAGTATTTTGAGGATGAAATCCTTAGTATTTCAGTAGCATAGTACTTAGAATAATAGGCGCATTTACCTGCCTTATTTGAAAGGAAACACCACGGAAAAGGATTTAGATATATTATGGCGATTTTAGATGATTTACAAGCGTTATATGACAATGGTTGGGACGCCTCTTTTGTCTACAAAGGACAAGACTGTGCTATCTTACCCAATTCTGCAACAGATATACAGGTCTCTATAGGAGCTCAAACATATGTAGTATCCTCTCTTAATGAATTAGCAAACTTAGATATTGACGGTCAAAAGTTGTCAGATATCATGTCTAAAACAGAGGTACAGTATTATTAAAATAAAAAGCACCTATGAAAGGTGCAATTTACTTGCTTACTGAACTCATCGATTTAATTCCCCTTTTAGTTACCCTTTATATTTTCTCTACTTATTTATAAGCAATAAACTTTTGTAGAAACAGGGCAAAAAACAGAGCAGGCTTAGGCCTGTTTTTCTGTACCTATTAATAGGAAGATAACAAGATGCTTTAATTTTAAGATATATGATACAGAAAGCCTACAACAGTGGGCTTTTTTCTTTGAAACAATAAAAAATACGAAAAAAATAAACCCAATATCTTGACAAGCGCAAAAAAGTAGGTATAATAGAAAGAGTTGACAAGCTCAAGGTCCGTTGGTCAAGGGGTTAAGACACCGCCTTTTCACGGCGGTAACACGGGT